TGAAAACCAAGCCAAGCAGCTTCTGAAAGAGGCTTCTTCTATGGCAGCAGGCGATGTGGAAGGTTTTGCTTCCGTCGCATTCCCGCTCGTTCGCCGCGTGTTCGGTGGTCTTTTGGCCAACGATCTCGTCAGCGTTCAGCCGATGAGTCTCCCAAGTGGTCTCATCTTCTTCCTTGACTTCACCTTTGGTGATGAACTTGGTGGTTCTACAATTATTCTATTACCATCTTGTGATGTAAAAGGTAATTGTCTTGTTGGTGAGATATCAGTAGAAAGTGCAGCAGGTCAAGTGATATTGAATCAAGCATTTCAAGCAACACAGGTTACGGTACCAGAAAATCCACCAATGCCTCCTGTCAAACTAGATTTAGAAATAGACATGATTAACAATATGTTAATTGTAGCAAAACCAAAAGATTTAGAAGAAGAAAACTATGTAAAGAAAATCAAGGCAGTTGCAGATGCGTTAGATATTGATTTTTTAGAGTTTGATGATTTAGAAGTAGATTATCTTGAAGAAGAAGAAAATTTATATGTGACTGGTTTAGATATAGATTTTTTAGAACAAAACTTTCTTGCCGACATACTTAAACAGATTAATGAAGAACTTGCGAAAGAAATGCAATCAGAATTTGATAAAAGAAAAACAGTAGGTGATATAAAACTAGGTAAAGATCCTATAACAGGTGTTATAATATTAGACGAAGATCCACAATGGGTTTGGATTAGAGAAGATGCATCAGGTGGTTATATAGAACTAAGACTAGATAAAGAATATGGTTATATACTAAATATAATACAAGGAGAGTTTGAAATGTATAATTTTGAACTTGGTGGACAAGACAACGCTATTAACATAGAACAAATACAATGAAGACATTTAAACAGTTTACTGAGGCACCTAGAATACCTAGAAAAAAAGGGCAACCTGCAGGTAGTAAAAAACATAGTGATTTATACACAGATGAAAACCCTAAAGGCACAATACACGGTCTTGGATTTAAAGATGTTAAGACAGCAGAGGCAAGTGTAAAGAAAATAGAAGGTTCAGGTAAATCTCATGCACATAAAATACAGGCCGCAATTGCAATGGAACAAAGAGCAAGAGTTATGGGCAAAACAGCAGAAGCGGCAGTATATCGTAGATACATTGAAAAGATGAAAAAAATAACAAAGAAGAAAAATGAAGAAACAGAATCCAATCGCCAAAGACTTACGAACACCAAAGTATAGGAAAAGAATTGTTAAAGACAAAACTAAGTATGATAGGAAAGATATTAAAAGAAAATCTTTTACTCATATTTCTGATACTATTCATTCTAATGGTATCGACATCCTCCGATGGGAATGAAATATATGTGTCTCAATCAGGTTCTAATTTAGATTTAGACATTACACAAGACGGACAAAACAATGAGATCGAAGGTCTATCAGGTAGTGGATCTGCTATAGTGTATGGCACTAATACCACAGCAACATTCTCACAAACAGGTAATAATAATCAAATAAGAGTATGGTCAGATTCTTCATCAGGTAAAAGTAGTACAAGCAATCAAACAGGTAATAGTAATATTAGTTTAGTAGATAACCATGGACAAGATAATACAATTACAATGAATGTGACTGGTGATAGTAATTATGTATTTAACGAAATAGGTAATGGTGGTGATACAGATAATACAATTACAACAACTATAAATGGTGATAGTAATAATGTAATCGCTGAAGTACAAAACGGTGATAATAATGTCCTTGATGTACAAGTACAATCACAAAGTAATAACATTGTAAGACTTTATGTAAATGGCGATAATAACAATTCTAAAGTGTGGCAAGGCAAACACGAAGATGGTAATATAGACACCAACGAAACAGGTGACAATGACGCATATTGGTATATTACTGGAAGTAGTAATACTACAGCAAGTTATCAAACAGACGATAACAACAATGGTGGTCAATATACTTGGAATGATATAGATGGTAGTTCTAATACCATAGAGATTACACAGCGTGGTGCTTCAGATCATTACAGTTGGTTAGATGTAAATGGCGATAGTAATAATATAGAAGTCACACAACGAGGTAATAGTAATAAACAAACATCATACATAACAGTAGATGATGGACATACAGTAGATGTATTTCAACGATATGGCGATCACACAGCGACAATCAATTTAACAAATGCTGGTGGTGGTTATAACTTAGACTTAGACCAAACTGATTCATCAAATAGATCATACTCATTGACGGGCACTTGTGCTAATTCTAATGGTTGTGGTGTTACAGTAACACAGAATTAGGGTGCGACATTATTGACCACCTAAAGTAATAAAATATTACCATTTTTTTCTTTACTTTTCTCTAAAATGCGATATATTAGTAAGTATGAAATATAAAGAAAAATGGAAAATCGTGTATAAATCACACGCCGGGGAATGGGATCAATTCTCATTTTATGACTATGCAACATGTAGAGGTTTTAAAGACAAACTTATTGATGCCTATACTTGTTCTGAAATTAAGATATATCACTACGAGTTGACTGGTAGAAACATTGGTCAACCTAGATGTGTCTTTAACGCAGTAGGTTTGGTCAGTTACGATCAAGCAGTAGAGGATGTGGAAAGAATGTCTCCACATATGTTTTAATATGAAATTATCACATACTAAATCACAAAAAGGCAGAGATGCAAAGTTTCATGTCTTAACCCCTAAATCTAGAAATGTTGTTTTAAAGAAAATCAAAAAGGCAGGCAACAAAGCCAGACGCCGTGAATTTGATGTAAGGTTCTACGATTACCATTACGCATAAATAATTATGTGAAATTTATTACTCATTGGACAACAGCATTACTAACGCTGTTTATATTAACTTATGTCGGGTTTCAAGATCCCGGATTCAAAGAAACACTACGCCTAAAATCATTTGACTATCTTCTAGGAAATGAAGAAGTCACACCTTCCCAAGATATAACAATTGTAACCATAGACGAGGCAACCATAGAGAAGTATGGTCAATGGCCTTTTCCTCGTGATATATTAGCAGACTTAATTATTAAACTTCGACAAGCAGAAACAGGTATTATTGTAATGCCTATATTGTTTAGTGAAGAAGATAGATTTGGTCAAGATGATTATTTCTGTGAGACACTAACATATGGTACTGTTATTGCTCAAACAGGAACAGTTCAAAAACGACAATCTAATCCAGTTCCAAGAGGTGTTGCAAAGATTGGAAATCCATTAGACTTTTTATATGAATGGCCGGGCATGGTTGGGCCACATCCTAAACTTGCAGAATGTACAGCAGGAGTGGGTGTAATCAATACGGCACCAGAGATAGACGGTGTAACTAGACGAGTTCCTTTATTGATGAGAATAGGAGAAGAAGTGTATCCTAACATGTCTATTGAAACTATACGAGTAGCAGTAGGCGATCCTAGTTATCAAGTCAAAGCAGATCAATCAGGTGTTGTTGCAATGAGAGTTCCTGGTTATGATACAATTAATACAGATGCTAATGCGAGAATATGGCTACGATGGAACAAAGAGTTTAAAACAATATCAGCTGCGAGTGATGACTTCTCTGATGCAAAAGGCACGACTGTAATTATTGCCTTGACAGCAGAAGGATTATCGAGTATAGTAGCGACCCCAACAGGCGAACAATATGATTATGTCATAAGTGCCAATTCACTACAAACAATATTAGACGGAGAGACTGTAAAACGATTTGATAGTCTTATTGAACTATTGGTTGCTTTTGCATTAGGTCTTGCAATGATTATTCTAGTGAGATATTCACCTTATTGGATTATTGCAGCTGCAATATTATTTGTATCTGTGGGATTACCAGTTTATACAGAATTATTCTACATGAAAGGATTGTTGCTTGTAGATGTGACTTGGATATTACTTACATTTTTGATTGTTGCATTTCATTCTACATTCTTACGATTTATCTTAGAGTTTAGAGCAAAACAACAAATACGAAAACAGTTTGAGAAGTATCTAGATCCACGACAAGTAGCAATATTAGTCAAAGACCCAAGTAAGTTAAAACTAGGGGGAGAAAGAAAAGAGATGTCTTTTCTATTCATGGACATTGTGGGTTTTACTCCAATATCTGAACACTACAAAAACAATGATGATCCAGAAGGTTTAGTCACAGTAATAAATGATTACTTAAATCGCATGAGTAAGATTGTATTGAAGAATGGTGGAACAATTGACAAGTATATGGGCGATTGCATTATGGCATTTTGGAACGCACCTCTTGATTGTGAAAATCATGCAGAAATGGCTGTTAAAACTTCTATTGAATGTGCGATTGAAACAGATAGAATTAAGAAAGAATTTAAAGAAAAAGGTTTGCCAGATATTAACATTGGTTCAGGTGTTAATACTGGGACATGTATTGTAGGTAATATGGGAAGTGAAATGAGACTAGATTACTCTGTAATAGGTGACGCTGTCAATCTAGCTGCAAGATTAGAAGCTGCAACTAGAAATTATAAAGATGATAACGGTAAAGTAGTACCTACTCTATATTCATCTTATACGAAAGAACAATTGGTTGATATTAAGTCAATTGAAGTAGATAAGATTAAGGTGAAAGGCAAAGAAGAGCTGATCACGATTTATAAACCAGAGGAGAACTCACATGACGCTATCAAGGCAAGTGGCAACAATGCTACGAACATATCAAAGGGAGAAAAAAATGAAACAACTTAAAAAAATTACAAGACTACAAAAATCGAGAAACTTAACAACTTTGACTAAAATGCCTAGATATCAGACGGCATGATGAAAAAAACCATCGCTTAGCGCAACGCTAGCAAGGAAATTAATAGGGGGGGCGTATGATTGTACCCCCCTTTTTTTATGGATTTCCGTATTGTAGTAAGTTCATAGTAAAATCATTATTTGTTGTAGATTTACCTACTGAGTAAGTTCCTTTTGTTGAATTGAATTGTGTTTGTTTGTTATCATTTGTAATAACGACAATGTTTTTACTTTGTGCTAGTTCTAATTGTTCTTGTTCTAATTCTTCTATTCTCTTTTGTAATTTTTTCTTATCACCACCTTCTGCAGCTGCAGCCATTTCTTCTAGTTCTGCTATTCTTTGTGTAATACCTTCTTCAGTTAAACCAGATTCTAGTCTTGCTAGTCTAATGACACCTAATCTTCTCTCTATCTCTTGTCTAGCCAACTCTGCTTGATTTTCATTCAGACGACCAGATTCTAAGTCTTCTACTAAACTATCAATATATTGTTGCTGTCTTGCGATTTGATTTTCCGTATTTCTGTT